TGCTGCGAGTATTTTAGCTCCTCCTGATTTGGAACCTGCTGGAACTTCTGTAATAATAATATCTTCATTGTTTAAAGAGAGAAGAAGCTCTTCTGGTTCTTGTAAAAATTCAGAACCTCTTTTAATGTCAAATCCCACACCACTTTCGTAAGCTTGAATTAAATAGTTACGAAAACCTGGAGTCTGGCACTCGATTAATTTAAAAATATCTCTAATAGTATTGCAATTTGTATTCCACTTCTCACCAAATTGAGCAATACCTCCATTTAAATAAACTGTTTGCATCTTACATATCTCGTTACGTGCTGACCCCAACCGGAGTGTAATGATTCTCTACAAGAGAGCCTGTTTATAGCGTGGTGAAGAAAAATATCTTCTCCCAAATATATGCCACAATGATTTGGAACATTACAAAATACATTAAATATTATACCGTCATGTTTTTGTGGACTTTCTACTTCTACAAAGCCGAAACTTTCAAATAGAGTATCAAAATAATTTAATCCCTTATCCCACCAGTCGTCTTCAAAAAGAATAGTTGGAATATCTAAGTTTAGTTCTTGTTTATAATAATCTCTAACTAATGAAAAACAGTCGCTCTGCCCAAAACTATAATCTCTACCTAATAAAGGATTTCTTAACTTTTTAGGGGTATATTCGTATTTTTCAAAACTTGGTAAAGAATATATAATAAAAGGTATACCCAAAAAATCACTAGTTTTTTTGTCGTAATCACTCGGCTCACAGCTAGAATCTGGATGGCTATGTACTATTGCATATATATCACCAGAAAGGCTAGCTTTTATGTAGTCTTCTGCCGAAATTATAAAGTCTTCCTTTTTGTTTTCTGCTACATTTTTACAGGGAACCCAATAAATTTTACCCTTTTTATTAACTAAGAGGCCACAGCCCTCTTCTGGATAAATTTCTGATAAGTATTCTAATATCTCTTTATCTTTGTTGTGCACCCGGAAATCCGCCAAATCTAAGATGGTTGTTATTTTGATCTACATTTGCGCCGCCTACAGGAGCATTTCCAGTTTTTGCTCTGTAACGCAATGCGCATGAATTTACTCTTTTTCCGCATTTGTCCCCTGCAGTCCAAAAAGCCCCTTCCTGAAAACTTTCAGCCCCATAAACATGAGTCTTTTTAACTCTCCATAAAGTACCTGAATCTAAAATATTAGTATTATGCCTGGATTCTTTATAGGTGTATACGGTACCGGAGAAAGAAGTCTCATAGACTCTCACTCTTCTCCAGTTAAAATTATCAGAGTCGGAAGGTGAAGATACTGGACTAGATTGGCTTTGCAAGGCTTGCCAGTAATCATTTGCAGAAATACTAGTAATGGTGCCATCTGCATTGACCCTATTTAGAGTTGTACTAGTGCTATAGTAAGAATTTTGTATTACCGAAGAACCTACAGGATTAAATGTAGTACTAGCTGGAATTATATACTCATCAAACTCGTTTAAATAAACGGTGCCGCCCCCCTGACTAAGATTTTGCCAAGTGCATCCTCCTCTTTTTTGAGCAAATCCTTTATACTGCCAAGTACATGCACCACCAACTACAGTTCTTCTAGGAAGTTGTATTCCTGCTAAATCGAAAGGAGCTGCCAATTCAAAAGTTGCAGAAATAATATTTTTGCTTTTAAGCCTATCTATTACATAAACCATCCTAGGGAACTCTACAGGAGCATTTCCTGCTCCCGAATCGTTAGACTCTCCAACCAAGTATTTTTTTAAAGTACATCTTCGAGTCAATCTCTTACCTATTAAATCCTGATAGTCTAATCCGCCTATTTCATCAGAAAAAACACTTTCTATATTGGCTACAGTCATTTCTGGTCTTGAATAAGCGCCGTCCGAATTTATGTCAAATCCTTCCGCTTGAATAGGTATCGCTACATAAGTTAGCACAGTTCCTGAAGAATCTCTAAACTGAATTTCGGTTAGGTCATCATCAAGCCCTTTAAAAAAATGAGCAAAAGATCCTTCGGCATACTCTAAATCATATAGTATAATTAACTCTGAGCCCGGGTCTTGTTTTTGTACGGTTTTTATAATATCTGTCATGCTTCATATACTCGTCGAAAAGTTGCAGAACATGAATTAATTTCATTATTTACATAAATTTGGTTATAGTCTTCACACACGACTTTAATTGTGGTCTCTCCGCCTCCTCCGTCAGGGTCTGGGAAAGTAAAGTCAAAAGCAGTAACGCCGGCTTGAGCATCAAAAAAATCTACAATGTCGTCAATTTCCTGTTTTGAGCGATTATTGAAGGAGATTGCAAAATTTTGAGTTAAGTTATTAATCCCGTCTTGAAGACGTTGTTCATAACCATCTCCAAAAGAAACTTTGAGAACTCGAGGTTTAGTAGATTTTCTTAGATTTTTATCTGGATTTGCAAACCCCGTTACTCCTCCGACATTAACTCCAAGTGCCATTATGCTGCTCCATACGGACTAAGTATTCCGCCCGGCCTTTTCTGTCTTTGTAACTCTTCTTGCACTGCGCCAGCGATTAATTTGCCTAAATTTGCTCCCTGCTGTCCATCGCTTTGGCTATCAGTTTGTGAATTTCCTTGACTGTCCATAGAAACATTCACAGTTACATTATTATTTTGACCCGCACCGTTCATTGAAACTGGAATTGCTTTTCCATCCGGAAGAGGTACAACGGCTTCGTTCATCTTACCTTCGCCAACAAGCCCTAGTGTTGGACGCTTAACAATTCCTCCGTTCGCATATCCAGTAACTCCCCCAGGCATGATACCTCCAGAAGCTGCCCCAAAAATACTTTTTATAATACTTCCAAAACCACCATCCCCACTTAATATAGCTCCAATAAGCATAGGAATAGAGTTACTAAATACGTCAGCTCCTTTCTTTAAAGTAAAAGAAGATTCTTTGTTTGTAAGAGCAGTATTCTCATTTTTGTCCGCATTTGAAGTTTCTGTTGTAGCTACTTCTTCTAAACGCTTATAAGCAGTTTCACCTACAGGTTGGGGTACTTTTACTCCCAAACCTTTATTTAAACCCATTTCCGAATAAAGAGCTTCTAAATTATCCTTATCAAAATCTCCTCTACCAAGAATAGTATCCCAGTTTTTGTTTGGAGTATCAGAAACTAGACTTGTATCTGGCCCTCCTGGAAAATTAGTTACAAAAACTCGAATTCCGTCCCGTTTCTCCTTATCTACTAGATGCTTAAGAGCTACTTCCGTACCCTCAAGACTGGTATTTATTTTTGCGGTAATCGCTGTACTTAATCCATCACCACTCACTACTCCCTGTCTGTTAAGCTGTAATTGGGCTTCCTGGCTCCTTAAAGTTTCACTACCATAAGTACTTCCTATAGGATTTTTCTTGAAATTTTCGAAACTTGCACTCTCTGATTTAAAAGCTTCTTCAATCTCTCTTCTTATTGCTTCTCCCCCAGATTCAAGAGTTTCAAAAAGTTCTCTATTTCTCTTTTGTTCTTCTGTCTCTTTCTTCCCAAATAGGCCGCCTATAATGTCTTGAGTAAGTTGACTAGATAATTCTTTTGCTGCAGCTTCGAGAGAAGTTTTAACGGTTTTTAAAACTGCATCTTTAAAAGACGTTTCGTCCCCAGTAATTAAATCATATATATTAGTATTTAATCCGTTTTCAATCCCTTGTTTAAGAGCCATACCAAGTTTATATGCTCTATCTTGTTGAGTCTCTAATAAAGCGATTTGAGCTTCTAATAAATTAATGTTTTGCTTCTGTATAGCTAACTGAAGCATTTCTTGTTCTGTAAGTTTTTCGCCTTCAACAATTTTTGATCTAATAGAATTAATTAATATATTTTCTTGTGTTAATTTTGCTGCAAGTAGGTCGTTTAATTCTTTTTCAGCTTTTAGTTGAGTTAGCTGCAAGCTAGTAGCCCCTTTAGAAAGGTTTAAAAAGGCTATTTCTCTACCTGTTTTTGCAAGGGAAATCTGTTGTTCTATACGAAGCTGCTCTCTTAGTATATCTAGTTGACGTAAATTTGTTTTTAAAATTTTTAAATCTTCTGAGCTCATATTTTGAAGAACTTCTAAACCTTCCTGAGTAAGTTCTACAGAAGAGCTTCTTTGTTTGTTTGCTTTAAAAAATAATTTTTCCGTTAAGCTGAATTCATCCGATAAATCTTGTAAAGGACTTGTTGGCAGCAAATTTTTAAAAGCATCCTGTATCTTGGGACCTATAGATTCTGCTGCTTGAATATAGCCCTGCACATTAGTTATTAAATTTTTTAATTCTTTGTTGGCCTTTTTATACTCTTCTATTTGTTCGGCTGTAATAATATTTCCAGTCATTAGAGCGTTATTAAGTTTACCTACAGCAGCTCTATACGTATTTACACTCTTTCCGCTTAATTGTAAGCTATTAATAGCTTCGTATCTTTGATTAATATACTCCGCTAGAACTGTTTGAGCGTCTCCTACAACATTGTTTAGTACTCTAAACTCTTTTTCGTCTTCTTTTGAAGAAAATACATAACTGAATCCGTCGCCTATTGCATTTTTTAGTTTTCTCGAATTGCCTTGTAAGTTTAAAATATAATTGTTTGTTTCTGCTATTGTTTTGTTATTATTATCGAGAAGAGATAACTCTTCGTCTAATTTTT